GTCCGACGGTTTTCATCTACCTTTCATTATTACTATTGATAAAGCGTCAAGTCAGGTGTTGTCAATTCGCAGGAACTATCGAGAGGACGATCCACTAAAAAGAAAAATACAATATTTTGTTCACTACAAGTTTCTCCCCGGTCTTGGCTTTTACGGCTTTGGTTTGATTCACATGATTGGAGGTTTATCCCGAACAGCGACTGGCGCACTTAGGCAATTAATTGATGCCGGCACGTTGGCGAATCTTCCTGCTGGGTTCAAGGCCCGTGGACTAAGGATCAGGGACGACGAAACTCCGTTGGAACCGGGAGAGTTCAGAGATGTGGATGCACCAGGCGGAGCCCTAAGAGATTCATTGGTGCCACTACCTTATAAAGAACCGTCGCAGACTTTAATGGCACTTCTTGGTTTTTGTGTGGAAGCAGGACAACGCTTTGCTTCAATTACGAACTTACAAGTAGGGGAAGGTAATCAGGAACTGCCAGTGGGTACGACCATGGCACTATTGGAACAAGGCACTAGAGTGATGTCCGCCGTCCATAAGAGATTGCACTACGCCCAAAAAACAGAATTCAAAATACTAGCTAGACTATTCGCAGAGTACCTACCCCCCGTATATCCATATCAAGTAATCGGAGGGGATCAAGCCATAAAACAAACTGACTTTGATGATCGCGTAGACGTGATCCCAGTTAGTGATCCCAACTTCTTTTCCATGAGTCAGCGAATTACCTTAGCACAACAAGAATTACAGTTGGTACAAAGCAATCCTGAGATTCATAATATTAAAGAATCCTATCGCAGAATGTATCAAGCCCTTGGTTCTGAAAATATCGACGCATTATTTGTTCCCGATCCACCACCTCCCGCTCCTGTGGATCCCGCCCAAGAGAATGGGGCGGCATTGATGGGTGCGCCTCTAACCGCTTTTCCCGAACAACCGCACATGGTACACATTGAGGTGCATCTGTCTTTCTTGGAAACTGGAATTCCTATGGCTAATCCTATGGCACTATCCATGTTGGTATCGCATATTTTTCAGCACGTTTCGTTGGAAGCACAGAATTTAGCGGATCAGCAAATGCCGGAACAGCAAATGCCACAACAAATACCGCAGATGCAAGAAGGAGGTATGATGCAACCGCCCCCACCTAATCCTCAAAAAGAGATTTTAAAAGCACAATTGGAAGCTCAAATCCTTGAGCCTATTATGCCGAGACTGGAAGAAATTATGACACCTCCTGACGACGGTGTGGTAGCATTGAAACAACAGGAATTAGAAATACGTGCAAGAGAGAATCAGGATGATAAAATTATTGCCGAGAAGAAGCTCCAATTGGATAAAGCCAAGCTGAAGCAAAAGGATCAATCGGAAGAAGAAAAGATAAAATCGCAGGAAGATATTGCAGCATTAAAAGTCAACGTGGAAAGAGAACGCATAAAACAAGAAAAGAAATCAGGGAGTAAAGACTGATGGTAATGGGAATTAATTTTCCTGACCTGACGATGGTGCCCGGTTCTGTGGAACCTATGGTAAGACAATCCTATAAAGATAGGATAGACGAATCGTTGGGAATGCGTAGAGGTCCTGAAAGAGATTTTAAACAAACCTTGGCCGATCGCCGAGATGAAAGCATGGGTGCTTCTTTAGGCAGATACGGTGAGCCGGGACTTCCGAGTTTAGTAAAAACTCCATCTCCTCAGCCAACGGGGTCACCTTCAACACAAGGAGCCTATGCTAGTCCTGAATCCCAAGCTGGCTATAAAGCAGACCTCCTTGCTTATGCAGCAGCTAATAATATACGCAGAGATGATAGTGACCCAAATCAAGTTAATGCAGATGCTTTAGGAGTTACGTTAGATGCCTATAATAGATATTTAGCAGATATTTCAGCACAAGGAGCAGGAACCTATACCAGCAGTGATTACGTTTGGCAACCTGGAGACTATGCTACAGAACAAGGAATGTATGCCGGTCCTACCGTAACGTCTACGGGAAATTCTACGGAAGCCGACGTGCAAGCAGCCCTATCTTTATTAAACAGTGGTGATGGTGTATTAAATACATCATTCGGTGGGCTTCCTACTCAGGAAGCAATCAAGGCTGCTGTCGCAGCAGCGGTAGGAGGAGCAGGAGGAGCAGGACCAACTACAACCATACCTGGTTTACCAGAACAAGTTTGGGAAAATGATCGTATGACACTAGATAGCGGGAAAGCTATATTCGATTATTACCATACACATAAAGATGATCCTAATTTTATAGGTTATGGTCAAACCTTTAACGAATTCTTTGAAGGAAATTATAATACTACAGCACCGGTAGTAGCAGGCACAGGCACAGGCACAGGCACAGGAACAGCAGGAGGAGCAGGCACAGTAGGAGGAACAGTAGGAGGAACAGCAGGAGGAGCAGGCACAGGAACAGCAGGAACAGCAGGAGGAGCAGGCACAGTAGGAGGAACAGCAGGAGGAGCAGGCACAGGCACAGGCACAGGAACAGCAGGAGGAGCAGGCACAGGAATAGCAGGAACAGTAGGAGGAACAGGAGTCGATGCAGGAACAGTAGGAGGAACAGTAGGAGGAACAGTAGGAGGAACAGTAGGAGGAACAGGAACAGGTCAAACTTCGTTCATGGACCAATTACAAGTTATAGTAGATCAAATACTTGCACAGCAAGCGGCTCAACAAACGGCTCAACAAACGGCTCAACAACAACAAGCACAAGCAGCACAGAACTACGCCTTAACTACCCCTGCTGTTGGATATAATCCGTATACAAGCGGACAATATCAAGCAGATCCCTACGGCGCCGCCGGTGTCCCCGACATGGGCGGACTAACTACCATACCAGTACCACAACCTCTTACAGGTACGGCTTTTGCTAATTATCAAGCACCGGAGAATATGACATAGACGAACTACAATTCGCGACGGCTGTAACGCGCGCCATAGAGAAAAAAGAGCAGCAAATCCAAGAAATGATGACCAATGGTGAAGTTAAAAATTGGGAACATTATCGGAATCTTACTGGCCACATCGAAGCGCTAAATTACATCCGCGAAGAAATAAGAACAATTTTAAAAAATCAAGGAGTAATAGATGACACCTAATCCAACAACATTGGTAATGGAAGAAGAGTGGAAAAAAGCGGAGGCAGAGAAGTCTGCTTTAGAAAAAGTATATGATAGCGGTAAAAAGAAAGGCGACGCTGGTACGTTAAATCCAGACAAATTGGACTCTAAGCTGTTGGATCAGTTACCTGAACCAACGGGTTGGCGCATAATGATTTTACCTTACAGAGGTCAAGGCAAAACAGAAGGTGGTATTGTCTTAACAAACGAAACAGTAGAAAGACAACAAGTCGGAACTGTCCTTGGCTATGTATTAAAAGTAGGCCCAGAGGCCTATGACGGAGAAAGATTTTCTAGTGGACCTTGGTGTAAAGCAGGAGACTGGGTATTGATTGGAAGATACGCAGGCTCTCGTATACACATAGAAGGCGGAGAAATAAAACTGTTGAATGATGATGAAATCATCGCTACAGTACCAGACCCAGAAGCAATTCTGCATCAATTTTAATCATGGAGAAGAACCATGCCAAAGCATAAACTAAATCTCAACGCTGCAAGCGAACCAGTACCTATAGATAATACAGGTCCTGAAGTCGATGTAGACGTTGATGAAGATCCTTCACTTCCTATTGAACCTCAACAACCAGATAAACCTATATTAGGTAATGATGGTGCTGAGGAAGCAGTACCTGAAGTGGAAACCGAAGAAGAAGTAGTAGCACAAACCGAAACCGACGAACACCAAGAATATAGCAAAAACGTAAAAAAACGAATTGATAAATTAACCGGCAAATTAAGAGAAGCTGAACGAAGAGAAAAAGCTGCAACTGAATACGCAAAGAACGTACAAACAGAGAATAAACAATTACAAACGGCTAAACAAAATTTAGACGGCAACTACATTATTTCAGAAGCCAACAGAATTACAGCCGAAACCGAAGCAGCGAAGAACTTATTAAAAAGAGCAAACGAAGACGCAGATACCGAAGCACAAGTAAACGCACAACAAAAATTAGCTGCTCTTGCAGTAGAAGCCCAACGTGTACAGGCTTTAAATCAAGAGCGTAATGTCCAACAAGGACAAGTACAGGCACCAGAACAATTTACGCAAGAAACCGTGCCACAGCCCCAACAAGAAACCTATTCGGACCCAGATCCTAAAGCTCAAGATTGGGCTGAGGAGAATCCTTGGTTCGGAAATGATAGGGCTATGACCATGACTTCTTTCGTAATTCATCAAGATTTACTCAACGAAGGGTTTGACGCAACCAGTAATGAGTATTATGATGAAGTTAATAAACGAATTCGTGTGGAGTTTCCTCATAAATTTGAAGACACTTCTCAGACGAACCGTCCCGCCCAAGCGGTTGCACCTGCTAAACGCAGTGCAAAAACTGGGCGCAAGACTGTGAGACTCACACCATCACAAGTCACAATAGCAAAGAAATTGGGTGTGCCTTTAGAAGAGTACGCGAAATATGTTGAATAACGTGGAGCAACAATGACAAATAAAAACAAAAAAATCGATGAAAGTCGTGAACCACGCGAAGCCCAAACTCGCGAAAAGAAAGTAGCGAGAAAACCATGGGCTCCTCCATCCGCACTGGATGCACCAAGTCCTCCTGAAGGACACGTTCACCGCTGGGTGAGATTAGAGATCAGAGGTCAAGACGATCGTAAGAACGTCATGGCTAGACTCAGAGAAGGTTGGGAACCTGTGAGAGCAGATGAATACCCAGACTTTGAATCTCCTGTAGTGGAAGAAGGTAAATTTGAAGGAGTAATTGGAGTTGGTGGGTTAATTCTATGTAGGATTCCTATCGAGACTGTACAGGAAAGAGACGCTTTTTTTGCGAGTAAAACGCAAAATCAGATGGACGCTGTAGATAACGATATGATGAGAGATGGAAGTCACCCCTCAATGTCTATCAGTAGACCTGAGAGACAGTCTCGCGTAACAATTGGTGGAACCCAAGGTTCATCTGAATAAGGGTTCTTAATTTTAATTCTTGGAATATAGAGACAAGAAATGGCAAATGTAGACAAAGCCTTTGGCTTAGCCCCTTATAAAGGGTTCAACGTCGCTTCAGCCGTTGGTCAAGTACAAAAATATAATATAGCCACTGGTGGTTATGGCACAAGCATCTTCCAAGGTGACTTATGTATATTCGCAAGTGGACTCATCAATAGAGCAGCAGCTGGTTCTGCTAATCTAGTTGGTGTTTTTTCACACTGTTATTATGTTGCTACTGATGGAACTCCTACCTTTAAGAATTACTATCCAGCATCTACAACGGCACTTGGAAGCGGAGCAATAGAAGCTTATATCTATGACGATCCTAACCAATTATTTGTTGTACAAGCAGATGGTTCTTCTGGCCAAGCAGCTATCGGTCAAAACGCCGATACTGATGGTATAGGTGGAAGCACAACGACTGGCGTGTCTACTCGCGAACTAGATTCTAGCAGCCTAGCTACAACTCAAGCTCTCCAGCTTAAAGTTGTAAGTGTGGTCCAAGACGACATAAACGGTGATCTCACAGCAGATAATGCAAACTTAATTGTATCAATTAATGAGCATGCTTATAGAGGTCCTGTTACAGGTACATAAGAGGTAATATAAATGGCAATTACTAGAGCGCAATTAGTCAAAGAATTACTTCCAGGCTTAAATGCATTATTTGGACTTGAGTACGATAGATATGATAAAGAATCAGAAGAAATTTTTGATACTGAATCAAGTGATCGTGCTTTTGAGGAAGAGGTAATGTTAACAGGCTTCGATACTGCACCTGTCAAGTCAGAAGGAGCAGGTGTAGCGTTTGATCAAGCTCAAGAAGCTTTCACATCACGTTACACACACGAAACTGTGGCACTAGCATTTAGCATTACTGAAGAAGCGGTCGAAGATAACTTGTATGATAGATTATCAGCAAGATATACAAGAGCGCTTGCTAGAAGCATGGCGAATACCAAGCAAGTTAAAGGAGCTGCTGTACTAAACAGAGCTTTCAATTCAAGTTATGTAGGCGGAGATGGTAAAGAACTTTGCGCAACTGATCACCCAACTGTGGGTGGTGCTAATTTGCGTAACGAACTTTCAACATCTGCGGACCTAAGTGAAACTTCATTGGAACAAGCACTGATAGATATAGCTGCTTTCACTGACGAGCGTGGTTTAAAGGTAGCTCTTCAAGGGACTAAGTTAATTATCCCTAAAGAACTACAATTCGTTGCTGATAGATTATTAGAGTCACCAGGTAGAGTTAGTACCGCTGATAATGATATTAACGCTGTACGTAATATGGGCATC